CAGTGCGGCCCCGCGAAAAGGGTGGGAGCCGGTCCAGTTTGACAAGACGGGCAAGCCGATCCGGTGGCGGATGGACTGCGCCCAGGCCGGCAGCGGATGCCGAGGCGTGGCTCTGCGCGCGGCCGAGCGCAAGGCCAAGTGTCTGGAGGCGCAACGATGAACCCGACCGCCATCATCTTCATCGCGCTGCTGGTCTCGAATGTGGTGACCGGTGGGCTTTGGCTCAACGGTCGCACGGAGCTGGCCGAATACAAAACCGATGCAGCGAAGCGCACGCTGCGACAGATCGACAACGCGCAAGACCAAACCCGAACCTGGCAGGAGGCCCACCATGCAGCAACATCCACTTATGCCGAGGCCATCAAGGCTGCAGGCGACAGCGCTGTGCGCACTGCTGGCATTCGCCAGCGGATGCGCGACGAGCGACCCACAGCCGGCGAGCTGTCCGGCGTTGCCGCTGCCGCCCTCCGTGAAGGCCTCACGGGAGCCGAAGGCGATATTGACCGATGCGCAGGCGACGTTGACCGATTTAGCCGAGAGGCGGCGGACGCGGCGGCAGCGCATGGGACTTTCGAGCGCGCCTGGCCCCGAGAGCGCAGCCGCGCCGAGCGAGCAACCCGGCCCATCCGCAACCCTTTTGAAGGACTGAAACCATGAAACGCATTGCCCTGTTGCTCGCATCCCTGGCCGCCGTGGCCCTGCTGGCCGCTTGCGCCTCCCCACGCAACGCCACCATCGAAGATGGCAAGGTGACCAACATCACCAGCGCCGAAGCCACCACGCTGATGAAGCAAGACATCCGCCGCGCGAAGGTGGAAGACGTCCAGAAGAACGCGAAGCCGATTTTCGAGATCAAGGCCAAGGCCGGGCAGAAAATCGAGATCTCTGGCGTGGAGTCGATCACCGTCAACGTGCCGCAAGACCTGCGCGAGCTGCTGGCCGAACAAGCCAGCGAGGTGAGCGAGAACGTGCAACTGTTCCGCGAGGTGCGCGGCATCGGAAAAGACGTGGTGGTGCCGCTGGGTGTGGCGGGCCTGCTGGTCAGCGACCGCAAGAATTCCAGCAACAACGCCGCACGCATCGAAGAGGCCAGGTCCGCCGAGCGCGGCGCGCAAAGCCAGGCCATGGCCGATATTGCAAGCGAAGGCATGGGCTACGCGGCCAAGCCGCCGCTGATCGTCACGACCCCGGCGCCCACCATCGTGCAAGTGCCGCTGGGCAGCGCGGTGCTGGGCACCACGCCAGAGTCACCCCCGTCATTCGCCCGCCAGGTGCAAGCCCGGCGGGCTTTTTTGCGGGCGCGGGTTGGTAAACCCCAGATTGCCAACCCCGACGGATTGCCATCGCGCGAGCGGGCCAAGACACTGACGCCTACTCTGCGACCCTGCGCATTTGCCGGGCCGCCCCATCCCCCACCGGAGCACCCGCACCATGGCACTCGACGCTTTCCACCACGGCACCCGCGTTGTCGAACTCGAAGGGGGCGTGCGCCCCATCCAGACCATCGAAACCGGCGTGATCGGCATCGTGGCCACGGCTGACGACGCCGATGCCGATGTGTTCCCGCTCAACCGCCCGGTGCTCTGCGCTGGCGACGCCGGCATGATCGGCAAGGCCGGCACCACCGGAACGCTGGCCAAGACCCTGAGCGCCATCTTCGAGCAGACCCGGCCCATGATCGTGATCGTGCGCGTGGACGAAGAAGCGGTGGCCGAAGATCAGGACGACGCTGTCATCGGCGGCTACGACCTGGACGGCATGGCGATGGGCATCAAGGCGCTGGGCGCTGCCAAGGCGCAGCTGGGCGTGCAACCCCGCGTGCTCGGGTGCCCGGGTCTGGACACCCAGGCCGTGACCACCGCGCTGGTGAGCCTGGCCAAAGAAAGCCGCTCCATGGTCTACGCCCGCGCCGTGGGCGCCACCAAGGAAGCCGCCGTCTTGTACCGCGACAACTTCGGCGACCGCGAACTCTGCCTGATCTGGCCCGACTTCAAGAACGGCGCCAACACCGTTGAGGCGGTGGCCGTGGCCCTGGGCCTGCGCGCCAAGCTCGACAACGACATCGGCTGGCACAAAACCCTTTCGAACATCACCGTCAGCGGTGTCACCGGCATCGAAAAAGACGTGTCGTGGGCGCTGCAGAGCATGGTGACCGACGCGGGCTACCTCAACAGCCACGAAATCACCACGCTGATCCGCGAGAGCGGCTTCCGCTTCTGGGGCAACCGCACCTGCAGCGAAGACCCGCTGTTCGCGTTCGAAAGCTACACCCGCACCGCCCACATCCTGGCCGACACCATGGCCGAGGCGCACTTCTGGGCCAACGACAAGATCATGTCGCCCGGGCTGGTGAAAGACATCGTCGAAGGCGTGAACCGCAAGATGCAAGAGTGGGTGCGCTACGGCTACCTGATCGGCGGCGCCGCCTGGTACGACCCCGACATCAACACCGCCAGCACCCTGAGCCAGGGCAAGATCGCCATCGACTACGACTACACGCCGGTGCCCCCGCTGGAAGACCTCACCTTCCGCCAGCGCATCACCGACCGCTACTGGATCGACTTCAACGCCGCCATCGTCGCCGCCTGAAGCGCCGACCCACACCCCACACAGACGGAGCACGCACCATCATGCAAATGCCATCCACCCTCAAGGCGTTCAACTTCCACAACGACGGCAACAGCTGGCTCGGCCTGGTCGACGAACTCGAACTGCCAAAAATCAAAAAGAAAACCGAGGACCACCAGGGCGCCGGCATGCAGGCCCCCGCGCCCATCTCGCTGGGCTACGAAGCGCTGGAAATGACCGCCACCATGGGCGGCCTCGTGGCCCAGGCCATCCAGCAGGGCACCACCGTGGGCACCGCCAGCGTCATCGGCCGCTTCAGCGGCGCCTACCAGCGCGACGACACCTGCGCCGTGGCCGCCATGGACATCTACGTGCGCGGCACCTGCACCGAGGTCGACCTCGGCAGCGCCAAGCAGGGCGACAAGAACAAGGTCAAGCTGAGCTTCAAGCTGAGCTATATCCGCGTGGTGCTCGACGGCGCCGTGCTCGCCGAGATCGACGCCCTGGCCGTTGAAGGCGCGCTGGCTGGCGCTGTGAGCTGAGCCATCCTGTAAACCATCACCATCGAGACCCCATGAACTCCCCCGACCAGACCACCGTGCCCCTCTCCAAGCCGATCAAGCGCGGCGATCAGGAGATTGCCGAAATCACCCTGCGCAAACCCGCCGCCGGCGAGCTTCGCGGGCTCAAGCTGATGGACGTGATCAACATGGATGTAGCCTCTTTGTCGGTGCTGCTTCCCCGCATCGCAACGCCCACGCTGACGCGCGCCGACGTGGAGGCTCTGGCGTTGCCAGACTTGCTGGATATCGGGGTCGAAGTAACCAATTTTTTCGCGTAGACGACGAAGCGGGCGGCCCGGCGCCGCCCGACGATGTGCAGGAGATAGAGGCCAACCTGTTCGTCGTCTTCCAGGGCTGGACGCCCGACACCACGGCCCGCATGAGCCTGGCAGAACTCATGCGCTGGCACGAACTGGCGATCGCCCGCAACCAGCCACCCACCTGACCCACTGACCGAGACGCCGCGACGCCATGGACAAAAACATGAATGTGACCGTCGCGCTGACCGGCGTCGACAAGCTCAACCCGAAGCTGAAAGAGGCCATCGGCCGGGTCAGCGAGATCACCGCCCGCGCCAAGCAGGCCACGGCCACGCTCAAGGCCATCGCGATCTCGCAAAACCAGATGCGTTCGATCGACCAGGCGCGCGACAAGATGCGCAGCCTGGGCAACCAGATCAAGGTGGCCGAGCAGAACGCCCGGGCAGTGGCCGAGCGCATGAAGATCGGCGCCGCCACCCAGACCGATCTGGACAAGGCCACCGCCGCCGTCAAGCGCCTGGAAACCGAATACGACCGCCTGGGCCGCACGGCACTGGACACCCGCAGCAAGCTCAACGCCAAGGGCCTCACAGGCCCCATCGACGCGCAGCGCGCCCGCCTGCAGGCCGAGCAGGCATCGGCCATGGCCGCGCTGCAGCGCCAGGAGCGCCTGCAGGCCGCGCAGACCCGGGCCGAGGGCATGCGCTCGCGCGCGGGCACCATGGCCAGCGTGGGTGTGAGCATGATGGCGCCTGGCTACATGATCACGCGCGGGCTGGGCACTGCAACGGGTGAGGCCTCGGCCTACCATGCCGAGCTGCGCCAGATCGCGCTGACAGCCGACATGACCGACGCGCGAATGAAGGCGCTGGGCAGCACCATCGTGCGCACCAGTGCCGATGTGTTCCAGAGCACCGAGAGCCTGACCAGCGGCGTGGGCTTCCTGATCGCAGCCGGTATGAACGAACAGCTGGCCGAGCGCAGCATCGCCACCATCGGACGGGTGTCCACCGCGTACAAGGCCGACATTCTGGAAATCGCGCAGAGCAGCTTCGTGCTGAACGACGCGCTGGGCATCGCCCCAGAGAAGCTGCAGGGCGCGATCGCCATCATGGCGAAATCGGGCAAGGAAGGTAACGTCGAGCTGCGCGACATGGCGAAGATCCTGCCGGTGCTGGGCTCTGGCATGGTGGCGCTGAAGATGCAGGGCAATGAAGCGGTGGCCACCATCGGCGCAGCGCTTCAGATCGCCCGCAAGGGCGCGCCCACGGCCGACATCGCGGCCAACAACATGCAGAACTTCCTGACCAAGGTCATGAGCCCGGAGACGCTGAAAAAGGCAAACGAGAAATTCGGGCTGGATCTGTACGGCGTGATCACGCGGGCGCAGGCCTCGGGCAAGAACCCTGTGGAAGCCGCGCTCGACGCGATCAGCAAGGTGACCAAGGGCGGCGACCAGAAGCTGCTGGGCGACCTGTTCCAGGACATGCAGGTGCAAAGCTTCCTGCGCCCGATGCTGCAGAACATGGACGAATACCGCCGCATCAAAGCCGAGGCGCTGGCCGCAGCCGGCGGCAGCATGATCGACGAAGACTTCGCCCGCGTGGCGAAGGACATGGACGTCAGCTCCCGCCTGCTGGGCAACGCCTGGACCAACATCAAGATCATGGTCGGCACCGCGCTGGCGCCTGCCCTGGCGCCTGTGGCCAGGCTGCTCGCCAGCGCCGCCACCGGCCTGGTGAACTTTGCCGAGAAACACCCGAAGCTGATCAGCCTGCTGGCCATCTTGGCGGGCATCCTGGGTGTGGTGCTGGTGGCGGGCGGTGGCATCGCGCTGATGATCGCCGCCGTGCTGGTGCCGATGGCGGCCCTCACGGTGGCCGCTGGCGCGCTGGGCATCGCGCTCACGCCGGTGCTGCTGATCCTGGCGGCCATCGCCGCGGCCGTGGCCGGGGTGGTGGCGGTGTTCATCTACTGGGACGAGATCGTGGGCTACTTCCGCGGCAAGTGGGAGGCCCTCAAGACCGAGCTGTCCACTGTGGGCTCGTTCTTCATGACCGTGGGCCGCGCCATTCTCGACGGGTTGATCAAGCCCATCATGGACGGCGGGGTGCAGGTGGTGCGGGCCATCATCGGCGTGGTGTCCAAGGGGGTTGATGCGGTCAAGAGCTTCCTTGGCATCCGCTCCCCATCGCGCGTGTTCGCCGAGATCGGCGGCCACACCACCGCCGGCCTGGCGCTGGGCATCAACCGCGGCGCGCCCGCTGCGGTGGACAGCGTGCGCCGCATGGCCGCCGGCATCACGGTGGCCGGCGCGGCCACGTTGAGCGCCGGCATGGCGATGGCCGGCCCGGGCCCGGGCGCTGCACCTGGTGCGGGCGCGGCCGGTGGCTTCAGTATCGGGCAGGTGACCATCGTCATCGACGGCGCCAGCGGCGACCCGCAGGCCATCGCCCGCGCCGTCGAGGCCCAGCTGCGCAAGATGGCCACGCAGGCCCGCACCGATGCGCAGTCCCGATTTTTTGATGATCAGTGAGGCCGCGCCATGATGCTGACCCTGGGTGAATTTGTGTTCTGGGCGCTGGGCACGCCCTATGAATCCATCGAGCGAGACACCAGCTGGCGCGTGGCTAAACACAAGCGCGTGAGCCAGCGCCCACTGCTGCAGTTCGTCGGGCCCGACGAAGAGCGCATCAGCATCGCGGGCACGCTCTACCCCCAGCTCACAGACGGCACGGCCAGCATCGAGCAGCTGCGCGCGCTGGGCGACGCGGGCGAGTCGCTACCGCTGGTGGACGAAGCGGGCTGGGTCTACGGCCTCTGGGCCATCGAGAGCGTGAGCGAAAAGCAGAGCCGCATCATGTGGGGAGGCCCGCAGCGCATCGACTTCACACTCAAGCTCACCCGCGACGACGACAGCGCGATCGCGAACCGCGTCTACACCACCGTCTGAGATGAAAAAACCCGACTGGCGCATCACGCTCGAAGGCGAAGAGGTCGACCCGCTGCGCCTGGTCGAACTGAGCACCACCGATAACCGCGGCTTGGAGGTTGACACGCTGGTGGTCACCTTTTCCGATCAAGACGGCCTGCTTGCACTGCCTGCGAAGGGCGTGGAGTTGGCGCTGTTCCTCGGCTACCTGGGCGAAGAGCTGGTGGACCGCGGCACCTTCTTGGTGGACGCCGTTCGCCACACAGGCCCGCCAGATCAGGTGGAAATCACCGCCAAATCGGCCCGCGTGAGCCAGAAAAACGGCCGCGACAACGTCAACGCCGAAGAAGGCGAAGGCCCCAAGCTCAAGGAACGCCGCGAATACCCCTGGGATGACATCACGCTGGGCGACATGCTGGCCCAGATTGCCGGCCGCCACGGGCTTGAAGTGCGCGTTTCAAAGGAGTTGGAAGACTTCTACTTCCGGCACATCGACCAGTGCGAGAGCGATCAGCACTTTCTGACCCGCATCGCCGAAGATCTGGATGCGGTGGCCACCGTCAAGGCCGGCCGCCTGCTGTTTCTGCAGGCCGGCAAGGGTGAGAACGCCGAAGGCCAGAAGATAGACCGCATCACCATCGAGCGCAAAGACGGCGACGCCCACGAATACGAAGCCGCCGACAAAGGCCGCTACACCGGCTGCAGCGCCCACTGGCACGACCACACCACCGGCAAGCGCGAGCGCGTCGACACCGGCAAAGACGGCTACCGCAAGCAGCTGCCCCGCACCTACCCCAGCGAAGCCGAAGCGCTCCGGGCCGCCGAGAGCGAATTCCAGCGCCTGGGCCGCGGCCTGGCCACCATCCGCCTGTCCATCGCCGACGCCGACCCCGCCCTCTTCGCAGAAACCCCCACCACCCTCTCAGGCTGGGACAAACCCGAGATCGATAACGACCGCTGGGTCATCACCCGCGTCACGATCGGCCTCGATCCCAGCCGGGGCCTCGGCGCCACCATCCAGGCCGAAGAACGCCCCGAGGAATAGCCCTCAAGCACCCCCAAACACGGGCCAAGGCCCGTTTTTTTGTGCCCAAACAGGCTGCGTGACAACGCGAGAAATCGCGGGAACGCCACCCCAGCACCACCCAGGCCAAAAACCAGCGCCAGCGCCCCATCCCGGCCGCCCAGAACCCCCCAAAACATCAAAATCCCGACCCAGAAAGCGACCGGGCGCGGCGGGGGGCCGACCGCGGCGCGCCGGGGAGGCTTGGGGGGCCTTCGGATGCACCTGGATGGTGCGTTTTCGGGGGGTCAGGTCAGGCCGCGGTCGGCCAGGTCGATCAGGGTCGCGACCGCGGCATGGAAGGCTGCGGGACGGCTGCGCAGCTTGGCCATGAGCCTGCGTTCGGCCGAGTTGATGTCGTCACGTGGTAAGTCGTCGGCCACAAGCTCTGTGGCGCCCGATCCTGATGCGTCTCGTAACAAAAAGAGCCGACGCGATTCACTCAGGTGTTGCGGTTCTGCTGCACCGGGAAGCGCAGCAACCGACCCTGATCGCTCGTACCGGGGGCCTTTTCCCTCTGACAGCCATAGCGGACGCACGCCCAGGCGCATGCACACGCGGACGTGGAAGGTCGCCGAAAGCTCTTTGGACCCTCCCTTGAGGGCTTGATTGATCGTCTGGGATTTC